GCGCGATTATAAAGAATGGAGTTAAATATCCAGGCAATGAACATTGCGGTGCATTTGGTTGTGATAGTTATGATATATCAGGAACTGTTGATGAAAGTAGAGGTTCTAAAGGAGCATTGCATGGATTAACAAAGTTCTCAATGGAAGATGTTCCACCTAGTCATTTCTTTTTAGAATATATAGCTAGACCACAAACTGCAGAAATATTTTTTGAAGATGTATTAATGGCTTTAGTATTTTATGGCATGCCAATACTAGCAGAAAATAACAAACCTAGATTACTTTATTATTTAAAGAGAAGAGGATATAGAGGTTATTCAATGAACAGGCCGGATAAGATATGGAATAAATTATCACCAGCAGAAAAAGAAATTGGTGGTATACCTTCAGCTTCACAAGATATGTTACAAGCTCATGCAGCAGCTATTGAATCTTACATAGATAAATATGTAGGTTTATTAGAAGGTGGTTATGGGGATATGTATTTTCAAAAGACTTTGAATGACTGGTCTAGATTTAATATAAATAATAGAACTAAGCATGATGCTACTATTAGTTCCGGCTTGGCTATAATGGCTTGCAACAAAAACGCTTATACACCTGTATTCACTGTTCAAAAAGATATAGTGTCATTAGGTTTTAAAAAATATAATAATGAAGGTTTTAGTTCAAAAATAATATAATAGATGGTTTATACTAATAATAATAGTTCTTTTCCTAGTCAGGTAGTACCGGATTCAGAGAAACAAAGCTACGAGTACGGAGCTAAAGTAGGTAGAGCTATTGAAAACGAATGGTTTAGAGGTGATAGAGTTGGTGGTGCTGGAAACAGATGGGGATCCAACTGGCAGAACTTCCACAGGTTAAGATTATATGCTAGAGGTGAACAATCAGTTCAAAAGTATAAAGACGAAATGTCAATCAATGGCGATTTATCTTATTTGAATCTTGACTGGAAACCTGTTCCTGTAATACCTAAGTTTGTTGACATCGTTGTTAACGGTATCTCTAGCAAAAACTACGACATTAAAGCATACGCACAAGACCCAGATTCAATTAAAAAGAAAACAAATTATGCTTCCGCTATATTGGAAGATATGATGGCTAAAGATCTTTTAAATGAAATACAAGGACAATTAGGAGCTAATCTATATAATACTATGGATCCTGCTAATTTACCAGAGGATAAAGAAGAATTAGAAATTAGACTTCAATTAAGTTATAAACAAGAGATTGAAATAGCTGAAGAAGAAGTAATAACTCAAATATTAGATAATAATAAATATCCGTTAATAAACAAAAGGTTAAATTACGATTTAGTTGTTTTGGGTATTGCGGCATCAAAAACAAATTGGAACAAAGCAGAAGGAGTAACAATAGATTATGTTGATCCTGCTAACCTTGTTTATTCTTACACAGAGGATCCAAACTTTGAAGACATATATTATGTTGGCGAAGTAAGGTCTGTTACGTTAGAAGAGGTTAAAATGCAATTTCCACATTTAACAGAAAAAGAATTAGAAGAGATTGAAAAATATCCAGGTGATGTAAATTATACACGTAGTTATTATGGGCAAGATTACGATACCTCTAATGTACAAGTATTATACTTTGAATATAAAACGTTTTCTAACCAAGTATTTAAGATTAAACAAACGGATGTAGGTTTAGAAAAAGCATTGGAGAAAACCGATGATTTTAATCCACCAGAAAGTGATACGTTTAGTAAAGTATCAAGAAGTATAGAAGTTTTATATTCAGGAGCAAAGATATTAGGTCACGAAAAAATGTTAGAATGGAAACTAGCAGAGAATATGACAAGACCATTTGCTGATACAACAAGAGTACAAATGAATTATGCTATTTGTGCACCAAGAATGTACAAAGGCAGAATTGAATCATTAGTAAGCCGTATAACAGGGTTTGCAGATATGATCCAGTTAACACATTTAAAGATACAACAAGTATTAGCTAGATTAGTTCCAGATGGAGTATTCGTCGATGTTGATGGATTAGCTGAGGTTGATTTAGGTGATGGTACAAACTATAATGCAGCAGAAGCATTAAATATGTATTTCCAAACAGGTAGTATAGTTGGTAGATCCATGACACAAGATGGTGATATGAATAGAGCTAAAGTGCCAATACAGGAATTACAAACTTCATCAGGTAGTGGTAAGATACAATCATTGATACAAACATATCAATATTACTTACAAATGATACGTGATGTAACCGGGTTGAATGAAGCAAGAGATGCTAGTACACCAGACAGAGATGCTTTAGTTGGTTTACAAAAAATGGCAGCTGCTAATTCAAACACCGCAACAAGACACATATTACAATCTAGTTTATATTTAACTTTACGTATATGTGAAAACATTTCAAGAAGAGTTGCTGATTCATTAAACTTCCCATTAACGGCAAGTTCATTAATGCAAAGTATATCGGTTTCATCAGTTGAAACATTAAAAGAATTACAAAACTTAAACTTACACGATTTTGGTATCTTCTTAGAGTTAGAACCAGATGACGAAGAACAAGCGCAATTAGAACAAAACATACAAGTTGCTTTACAAACAGGCGGAATTGATCTTGAAGACGCTATTGACTTAAGACAAATTAAAAATATTAAGTTAGCTAATCAATCTCTTAAATACAAGAGAAAGAAAAAAATGGAAAGAGATCAAGCTAACCAAAGAGCTAATATACAAGCTCAAGCTCAAGCAAACGGTCAATTAGCTCAGGAAACAGCAATGGCTGAAGTACAAAAGCAGCAAGCAATTACAGAACAGAAAATACAATTAGAGCAATCTAAATTACAATTTGAGATTCAAAAGATGCAACAAGAAGCATTGATAAAGAAACAATTAATGGCTGAGGAATTTAGTTACAGTATGCAATTAGCCCAAATGCAAGTCTCTCAAGCACAAGAGAAACTTAATAAAATGGAAGATCGTAAAGATCAAAGAACAAAGTTACAAGCCACACAACAATCTGAATTGATTGAACAAAGACAAAATAACACATTACCAAAAGATTTCGAATCAGCAGGATTTGATAATCTAGGTGGATTTGGTTTGGAGCAGTTCTCTCCTAAATAGAACAACACAACTAATTATATAATATTTTATCATGGCAGAAACAATTAAACAAGAAGGGGACTTTAAAATTAAAAAAGCTAAAGTACCTACTATCAAACACGTATCAGCTCAGTCTGTTGCAAAAGTAAATTTATCAACTAAACCAGTAGACGATGCCGTTCAAGAGCAAACAACAGATGAAAGCGTGTTACAGTCAGAACAGTCCCAAGTGGGATTGCAAGAAGTGGTCGAAGGAAACACCCAACAAGAAAGCATTACCAATCAAGGTGAAGAGCAAGAAGTAGTTGTAGTTAATATTGAAGAAACTACGTTAGAAGCAAAAGAACTTGAAGTTGAAGCAGAAAAAGCAATTAACGATTTAAAAGTATCAGGTAAACCATTACCGGAGAATATTGAAAAGTTAATCACTTTTATGGAAGAAACAGGTGGGGACATTGATGATTATACCCGTTTAAATACGGATTATTCAAAATTGAATCCAGAAGTTCTATTAAAAGAATATTACAAGAAAACAAAACCACATTTAGATTTAGATGAGATTGATTTCCACATGGAAGAAACATTCTCGTATGATGAAGATGAGGATGATGAGCGAGAAATTAAAAAGAAACGTATCGCTTTCAAAGAAGAGGTTGGCAAAGCTAAAAGCTTTCTAGAAGATCTTAAGAGTAAATATTATGATGAAATTAAATTAAAGTCTAATGTAAACCCAGATCAACAAAAAGCAATTGATTTTTTCAATCGATATAATGAGGATCAACAATCAGTTGAGCAAATGCACTCAGTATTTAAAGATAATACTAAAAAGTTTTTTACACAAGATTTCAAAGGTTTTGATTTCAACGCTGGTGGAAAAACATTCAGGTTTAATCTGCAGAACACTGACGCTATTGCCGATAAACAATCAAACATTACAAACCTCCTTAAGAAGTTCTTAAACGAAAAAGGTGAAGTAACAGATATGACTGGTTATCATAAAGCAATGTATGCCGCTGAGAACACTGACAGTATTGCAAACCATTTTTACGAACAAGGTAAAGCTGACGCTATTAAAGATATGATAGCTAAATCAAACAATATTTCTACAGAAGCTAGGCAAACGTCTAGTGGTGAAATTAACGTAAATGGGTTTAAAGTAAAAGCTATTAATGGTGTTGATTCAACAAAATTAAAAATTAAAAGCAAATTTTAAACTAAACAAAAACAATTATGGCAAATGTAACACCGAGCTTTGGTTCGATTAAGCCGTCACAGAAGCAACAAGCTTTAGACACAAACTATTTAAACTTTACAGATCCTTCTAATGCGGATTTCGTATCGTTTGCACAACAATACTTACCAGAAGTTTATGAAGCTGAGGTAGAGCGTTATGGAAACAGAACATTATCTGGTTTCTTACGTATGGTAGGAGCTGAAATGCCTATGTCATCTGACCAAGTTATCTGGTCTGAACAAAACAGATTACACGTTGCATATACAGGTGTAGATGTAGTTAGTGCTGCAGGTAATACATTACTTATCCCTGTTGATTTAACTCCTGCACTTGCAAAAGATTTCGTACAAAACGTTATTTCAATCAACCAAACTATTGTTATTATGAATCCTGCAACAGGATTAGAAGTAAAAGCTATTGTTACTGCTAGTAATATTACTACAGGTGCTTTAACTGTTGCTCCTTATACTGCTGCTACTTTAGCTGCTGCTGGATTTACAGATGGAATGGATGATTTAAAAATCTTCGTTTACGGTTCTGAATATGAAAAAGGATCTACATTAGCTAATGACAATTATACTAGCATTACTCCTTCATTCACTCAATTCAATAACTCTCCAGTAATTATCCGTAACAAATATGTTGTTAATGGATCTGATACTGCACAAATCGGATGGGTAGAAATTACTACTGAAGATGGAGCTGATGGTTACTACTGGTACTTAAAAGCAGAATCTGAAACAAGATTACGTTTTGAAGACTATTTAGAAATGACAGTTGTAGAGGGTGAATTAGCTGCTACAGGATCTGCTGCATTAACTGCTGGTAAAAAAGGTACTCAAGGTTTATTCTCTGCTGTAGAAGATAGAGGTAATGTTTTAAACAACTTTACTGCTGCTTCTGGATTAGCTGATTTTGATTCTATCTTGAAAAACTTAGATACTCAAGGAGCTATTGAAGAAAACATGTTATTCTTAAACCGTCAATTATCTTTAGATTTTGATGATATGTTAGCTAGTTTATCTTCAGGAGCACAAGGTGGTGTTGCTTACGGTTTATTCGAAAATTCATCTGAAATGGCACTTAACTTAGGTTTCTCTGGATTCAGAAGAGGTTCTTATGACTTCTACAAAACTGACTGGAAATACTTAAACGATGCTTCCACTCGTGGAGCAATGACAGGTGTTGGTAGTTCAATCGAAGGTGTATTAATTCCTGCTGGAACTTCTACAGTTTACGATCAAATTTTAGGAACTAATATCCGTAGACCATTCTTACACGTTCGTTATAGAGCTGCACAAGCTGACGACAGAAGAATGAAATCTTGGATCACTGGATCTGTTGGAGGTGCTTACACATCTGACTTAGATGCAATGGAGGTACACTTCTTATCTGAAAGATGTTTATGTGTACAAGGTGCTAATAACTTCGTGTTATTCACTGCATCAGCATAAGCATAAATAATTGTAAATTTTACCCTCGTTGAATCTACGGGGGTAATTTTTACTCTTTTAAAAAAAAACAATAATTAATTATATAATATTTTATCATGGCACAAGCTAAAACCGCTACTAAAGCAAAAACTATTCAACCAAGTACATACGTTGAACCAGAAAATAAATTCGAAGGAATCGAATCAATTATTGAAGAAACCTATATAGAGGAACCAGTTGCTAAAACAAAACTGCAACCAATGTTACCAAAATGGGAAATTAAAGATAGAACATATATTTTATCTGGACCACATTCTCCATTAACTTACACTATAGCCTCAAGACACACTGGTAGATTTCCATTATTATGGTTTGACAAAGATGCAGGTGAACAAAAGGAATTAAGATATGCTACAAACCAAAACTCTGTTTTTACTGAAGATCAAAAAGGAGAAGCAACTTTGGGACATATCATATTTAAAAATGGTACCTTAACTGTACCAAAAGAAAAACAAAATTTACAAAAACTATTATCTTTATATCATCCAGACTTAAATAAAAAATACAAAGAGTTTGATCCTGTTATGAATGCAACAGATGATTTAGAAGATATGGACATACAGTTAGATGCAATGAATGCAGCTAGAGATATGGATATTGATGAAGCAGAAGCAATATTAAGGGTTGAGATTGGATCTAAAGTTTCTAAAATGACTTCTAAAGAAATTAAAAGAGACTTAATGTTATTTGCAAGAAACAATCCATATTTATTTATTGATTTAGCAAACGATGAAAATGTACAACTTAGAAATGTAGCTATCCGAGCTGTTGAAGCTGGTATCATAACATTATCACAAGATCAACGTACATTCATGTGGGCATCGAACAATAGAAAATTAATGACCGTACCATTTGATGAAAACCCATACTCAGCTATGGCAGCATTCTTCAAAACAGATGAAGGTATAGAAGTTTTTAGGTCTATCGAGAAAAAAATAGATTAACACGTAATATTAATATATAGAGCGGTGGCTTAGCGGTTACCGCTCATATATTATAATAAAATAAGCAAAATGGCAATAAACGTAGATACAGTTTACAAAACCGTTTTATTAATACTTAACAAAGAGCAACGTGGTTACATGACGCCCGATGAGTTTAATAAAATAGCAACTCAAGTTCAACTTGAAATATTCGAGGATTATTTTGATAATCTTAATCAACAATTAAGGGTACCGGATAATGATAGTGAATATGCTGATAGAATTAAAAACCTTGATGAACAATTAGCGGTATTTAAAACTATAGGTGATTGTAGTTATGTAGGCAATAGCGAATGGAAATTACCAACGTCTTCGGGCATGGCTATATATTCTTATGGCTTTACAACAGTTAATGGCCAATCTGAATATTCTTTAGGTAATCAATTAACACAAGCGATAATACAAAATGGTTTGATGAAAGTTTATTTTGGTGGTGTTTTACAAAACCCATCAGCATATTCTACAGCAAACAACAATATAATATTAACCTCTGTACCAACAACAGCATTCAATGTGCTTGTTACGGTTACTGCTAATGACTTTTACAGATTAGGTACTGTAATATATGATGATACAATTGAGATGCAGAGAGTGCAAAGAAATAATTTATTATATATAAATAAATCGCCTTTAACAAAACCGACTAAAAAATATCCATTATATATATATGAAGAAGAAAAACTATACGTATATCCAAACACAATAACAGTAACGGATAAAGTTTCTGCTTCTTTTGTTAGAAAACCAAAAGATGTTATATGGAACTTTACGGCTACTGCTCCTTATTATACATATTCGTATAGCCCTAACACTTCACAACAATTTGAATTAATGATTTCTGAACAAACAAATGTTATAACAAAAATATTGTTATATTCAGGTGTTGTTATAAAAGATCCACAAATAATTCAAGTTGCAGCACAACAAATTCAAAACGAAAACATAAATTCAAAATCATAATAAGGTATGGCATTTCCAGATGGCGGTTTAATTACCGAAACAAATAGACAATATTATGCTGGAGCACAAGGTTTCCAGGTAGAATCTCCAGGCGGTGAACTATCATTTACATTTACTTTTGATACGGAATTATATTTAGGTAGTTGGGATAAAGACGAAGCCGGCTATGCTTTGAATAATTTTAAATTATATATAAGTCCAAATGGAATAAACTTTACTGAAGCAGACATAGCGTATGAATTAGTAAAAAATACAATTACTTTTACTAATGATTTAGCTCCAATCCCACAGGGTTATGTTGTTGTATGCCAGTTAAAATCACTTGAAGGTGGTAATTACGGAAACTATGATGCTTATGGGGATGCCGTAGAGAACAATTATGGAGGTTATTCTTACATTACCTTAGATGATGTTATAAATAACTTTATTGTTGCTTACGTTGGCTCTAATAAGCTTATACCAGATGTTAAAAGAACTGATGTATTGTTTCATGCAAAACGTGGGTTGCAAGAATTCAGTTATGATGTACTAAAAAGCGTAAAATCACAAGAACTTACAATACCACCAAGTCTAAGCATTATATTACCACAAGACTATGTTAACTATGTCAAAATGTCATGGATAGATAGACAAGGGATTAAACATCCTATTTATCCTACATCGTTAACAATAGATCCATCAGAAACACCAATACAAGATAATATAGGTCAACCAATACAAAGTAGTTATGATGACAATATAGAAGGTTCATCAATAATTGAAGAAAGATGGAAGGCAGTAAATAACGGCAGATTAATTAATTTAGTTAAAGGCATTGGGAATGGTAATGGTTTTGGAGACGGATGGAACAATGGCAACGATTATGGATATTACGGTAGACAATACGGTATGGATCCTCAATATGCAAACTACAATGGTACATTTACAATAAACGATAGAGATGGTAAAATATCATTCTCAAGTAGTTTAGTTGGTATGTTAATTGTATTTGAATATATATCTGATGGTTTAGCTTATGAGTTAGATAGTAAGATACCTAAAATGGCAGAAGAAGCAATGTATGCACATATATTACATTCAATAATATCTACAAGATCAAATCAACCTGAGTATTTAGTACAACGTCTTAAAAGAGAAAGAAGTGCTAAATTAAGAAATGCTAAAATTAGATTATCTAATATTAAATTAGAAGAGTTTACACAGGTTATGAGAGGAAAATCAAAATGGATTAAACACTAAAATTAAATGGCAGAAGTAAAGAATAGTTTCTTAAAGTCTAAGATGAACCAAGACTTAGATGATAGGCTTATCCCTAATGGAGAATATAGATATGCAAATAATATTTCGGTTGGTAAATCTGAGACTGATGATATTGGAACATTAAAAAATGTTTTAGGAAATGAGTTATTGCCTTTAACTGATAATAGCAAATTTATTGCGGGCACTAATATACTTAATCCAGAATATATACCTGGGTTGGAATGTATTGGTATATTTATGGATAACCAAAATAACCGTATGTTTCAATTTTTAACAAACTACACGGATCCTAACCCAAACAGTATTACGCTGCCAACAGAGGGTACAATGAAAATAACAATGTACCGTTTTGATTCTCCTGAAACTTATGAAACATTAGTAGAAGGATTATTTTTAAACTTTGCAAAGAACAAACAATTTAAAATAACCGGTGTAAATTTAGTTGAGGGCTTATTATTTTGGACTGACAATAGAAATCAACCTAGAAAAATAAATATTTCTAATGCTTTAAACAATAATAATTATTATTATACAGAGGAACAAATATCTGTAGCTAAATATGCTCCTGTAGATTCAATAACATTATATAAGAAAGAAATTGCTACTGTTGTTTCGGGTACTTTGGATACTTATGTTTTATCAAACATGGATAGTATGGCGTGTACTATAGGAACAGTGTCTGGTACACCACCTAGTCCATATACGGCAACAATAACTACAGCGGTAGTAGATGGATTTGCTGGATTTTCCGTTGGTGATGTTATTGCCGGTAATGATGGATCCGGTTCTTTTGGACTTGGTCAATTGGTTATTACTTCTTTAATTAACTCTACTAGTGTAAAAGTATCGTCAACTTCTATATTTTCCGCAGGTACAGTATCAATTACATTAAGATACCCTTATTTAGGGGCAATCCAATCAGGAGCTACTGTATTATCAGCGGATTCAAGTGGAAGTCAATTTTTAGTTGGTTCAGACTATGCTCTTGTAGATAGTATGAGTAACACTACATTAAAACTATATCAGCCAACAGATAAAATAAGTGATAATTATATATTAACATTCTTAATATCTACTATGACTGATAAGTCCTCCATACCTTCATGGCCTGGTGATCCCGCTTTTTTAGAAAACAAGTATGTTAGATTTAGTTATCGTTTTAAATATGATGATAACGAGTATTCTTTAATGGCTCCATTTACGCAAATAGCATATATACCTAAACAAAAAGGATATTTTATTGCTGGTAACGAAACGGATGCTTATAGGAGTACTGTTCTAAATTGGTTTGAGAATAATATAAACAATATTGAACTAATTATACCATTCCCTGATAAAATTGGTAATCTTATTGATAGTTATAAAATAACTGAAATTGATATTTTATATAAAGAATCAGATTCCGCTGCTGTTAAAGTTTTTGAAACAGTACCAGTATCAGCAATAAATACTGCGGAAAATACAGAAAATAATTATTATATACAACAATATCAATCACAAAAACCGTATAAAACATTACCTGAAGATCAAACAGTAAGAGTATATGACAAGGTACCAGTAAGGGCAAGAGCTCAAGAATCTGCGGGTAACAGAATAATTTATGGTAATTATTATGATAAATATACTTCATTAGATTTTATAAATTATAATATCTCTATACAACCAAAATCAAATACAAAAACTAATTTTATAGAATACCCAAATCATACATTAAAAAAGAATAGAAATTATCAAGTAGGTTTTATAATAGCTGATAAGTTTGGTAGACAATCACCTGTGATTTTATCTTCTGGTGATTTGCCAGGTCTTAGTATAGGTGCAGGAGAATTTGCAAAAGGATCAACAGTATATTCTAGTTATGAAAATTCAATACTGTTTACAGATGTACGTGCTTGGTTTGGAGATGCTTTAATATTGTATCTAAATAGTCCAATAGACCAACAAAAAGATATTCCTGCTGGTAAACCGGGGTTATATGCAATACCTACTAGTAATTCTGGGTTTGCAATAACGGCATCAACAATAACAAATACAACATATACATATACTTTAGATACTACAGCTACATTAAATACGCCTCCTATTGCTGGTAATATAATGAGAGGATTTTATAAAGATTATGTTAAAGTTTTAACTAATCCTGTACCAACATTAAATCCTAATGAATATATAATAACAACTGATGGTAGAGTTAATGATATATATTTATATGTGGCACAATTAGGAGGGGTTAAGGATATTAAGTTTTCTTATACATATAATCCAATTGGATGGTATTCTTATAAGGTTGTTGTTAAACAACAAGAGCAAGATTACTATAATGTATATTTACCAGGAATGCTTAATGGTTATCCAGAAAGTCAAACTTTTGGATCTCAGGTAGTATATTCAGGTATTGGAGCAACTGCCACTTCTACATTACAAAACGGTATAAATATAACCCAATTCCCAGTAAGTGAAACAGGTAATACCTCTCATATTGTTTTGATTAATGATAATATTAATAAGGTACCAAGAGATTTATCTGAAGTTGGTCCTGACCAAAAACAATATAGAAGTAGTGTGCAATTATATGGTAGGGTTGAAAATACAAATGCAACAATAGATATAATAGGCGAATTGCCCGATTACTCAGCTAAAGTAACCACTATAGAATATAGTACTATAGAGCCTGGTCAAGGTTTATGGGCATTAATAAAGCCAGGTGACGGTATACAGTGCGTAGAAGCAAACGAACCAATAACTATAACACCTGTACCCCCAGCTACTGGAGGAACAACTCCAAGTCCATATAGATGGTTAGGTAATACCGTTGTGGTTTCTAATAAGGTTGTTGGGACTACAGGGACTATAACAATGTCATCACCCAACTGGGTATTAAAAGCAGCACAAAATCCAAATGGGGATCCATATATTCATTTTATAATTACAAGAGCAGAGAATGTACAATATTTTCCAACTAGAAAAGCGGACACAGTTATATCGATTGCATCGGCGGATGAATTTAATTTTTTAGATAGTTCTGAAGATAACTTAAGTGGTACGGCTGGTTTAAATTTTTATCAATTACAAACAAAACCACTAATAGGCAGAGTTTCTACTACTAATGAAATTGGTGTTGTTTCATCAAAGATGGTACCTTTTTTAAGTGTGTATGAAACTAGGCCAGAAGATAGTTTATTAGAGTTGTTTTGGGAAACCGCTACAACAGGTTTAATATCAGATTTAAACGCAGATGTATTAACTGGGTTTGATGGACCAACAAGTTTTGGAGAAGTTAATTATGAGCACTATGAATGGCAAAAATGGGATGGCCCTGGGAATGTAACTGGAGATGAAAACTCTAGATATATAACAGATGCCTTCTATGTATTAAACCAAAACGGAGTAATTATGCCAAATGCGTCCGTTACTTTAGTCGATGTTAGGGACGGAGTCGTTGGTAGTCCTAGTAGATTAAGCGATTTTGGACTTGAACCAATAACGGGTGGTTTAGATAATTTATATAGATTGTTTATAACCGAAACTTCAACTTTTGTATTTAATAATAATGCTATTTCTCAAGAATCCTATATATTTACATTTAATGTTTTTGATATTGATAATCCATCGGCTACTTCAGTATTAACTATAGGTGGTAGATTGCGTAATATTGCTCCTATTATAACAACTTCTATTGTTGATTATAATATAACACAAAACACAACAAACATTGTAACATTACAAGCAAATAACGGGTCTGCTTCTTTATCTATTGAAGGATTAAAATGGAGCATAACTAGTGGCAATATAGGTAGTATATTTGCTTTAGACCCAGTTTCGGGATTATTAACACTGGATAATCCTAACGCTCCGTTAGGTAACTATAGTTTGTCTATAAAAGTACAAGATGCTATTAATACATCAACTGGTGAAGTTTTAGATCCAATAGGTACAATTTATGGTACATTGGAGGCTACAATAGAATTGAATATAAATATAGGAGATGTTCCAGTATCATTTTGGTTAAGACCTGATTATATTAGTGCCGCAGTAGTCAAATTAAACAATCCATGTAGTAGTCTTACCCCCGATCTTTTTGGGATGGCTTATATAGGTAAAAAAATAGATCCTACTCTCACTTATCTTCCTGTAGTTCCAGGATTAGGTACAGGTAATTATGAATTTATTCAAAATGTAGAACAGGTTAATGCTGCATTATACATCCCTGGCGCAATAGTTCCTGAAGGTTTATATGAAGGCGAATATAGAGTTAAGGTAAAACTAGAGGTAACTGCTCTTGATTTATGCGGTGAAGCGGGTCTTGCGAAATCAACTGGTAAAGCACAAATATATTTATATAAAAGAAAATATGCTGATCCGCCAACTGAACCTTGGGAGCTATCAAATAATGAGAATAATTTTGGAATAGCACCGGTTTATGAAATAGGACCATTAGTAGTAGAAACTACTTATGATCCGATGGTTGATCCAGATGTAGTATATGGTCAACCAAAATCATTAACAACTTCTTTTACAATCGCGGCAGAACAACCTGACTTATACGAGTATGCTATTGGTGTAAAATTAATATATAGTGCCAGTGAGGGCTCTGGAATTAGCCCTCAAATTATGATTTATGGAAATGATGCTAATTATTCTTATGTACAAACATTGCCAGGATTCCAAATACCATTAACAAACGATTATAAGTATTATACAGGAGTAGAAACAATATCAGCCGGACCTGGACCAGGTTATACATCTGGAGTGCCTTATACAACACTTGATGCAACAAGAGGGATTAATTATTACTCCCAATTTAACACAATTGCGTCTGGGGACGTTGTTCTGGGTGCTACATTGGTAGAAGTTACACTAAGTACTGTTAATAATCAAGCAGCTGAAGGTCTTATTGCACATATTGAAGAACCAGGAGGTTCACCATTATTAGCATTTGGCGATGTAGTATATGTCAATCCGTCAAATCCGGCTGAAATAACAATACAATTATACAGTGGATGGTCTTGGCCTCTTATAACCTCTTTGGCTGGAAAAAATTTAAGTTTAACAGCTAGTAGTGGAACTGGTGTATTATATGCAAATACAGAAGAGGGTACTGAAATAAAAAGATTTTATACAGACTCTAATCTTACAACAAAATGGATTCCACCTGTAGGCGGTAGATATTATAACTTTGTAACAGAGAAAGACTATAATCCACTGGATTCAGTGTTTGGCGGTTTATACCCTGGTGTATTAAAATATAGTAAGTTCCCATATTATTGTGCGTTTATTAACGGAAATGGAGAGGTAGTTGAAGCAGTTGGTACAACACCAAATGTACAAACAGCTTGGGAAGGGCAAAATACTGCTAATACAGCACCAGAAGCAATTGCAAATTATAGTTACAACGTTCTTTATGTAGAACCTCCTGTGCCATAGTATATAATACTACAATTAAATTAAAAACCATAAAAAAAACGTGATTATAAAGTATGGCAGCAATATTAGAATTAAAATACTTTAACTCTTTTTGGTTAAAGAAACTAGATACAATAGTAGAAGTAGAAGATACAACAGCGGTTCTAAGTGGTACCGTTGGTGCGTCTCCTAATATAACTATAACTTTACCAAACGGTGAAATTGGGGTTGGACAGACTGTTAGTTGGGAAATTGGAGAGATTAAAGAAACAGCTTTTGTCTATAAGAAAACAGGCACTACAGATACTGAATTTATTTTAAGTGAGCCTGTAACTATACCAGATGGAACAGTTTTAACATTTGGTCCAATAACGAACTTTGATTATATACCAGCGGCTTATGCGTCTACTCCAGAATCAGATTGGTTTGTTGAAGAAGCTAGAATTAGAGGCGGGTATAATAATACAAATATTGATTTAGGCGTTAAGGCTTATATAGTTGAGGACAGATCACAACAGCAACATAGACAAAATTCATTAGTATACTCAGGGGTATTTAATTCAAGAACTGGTGTTAATAAAACAAACGAGTTTTCGGTTGGGGAAGATATAACAAGAAGTTTGGATCCTGCAAATGGTTCTATTCAAAAATTATATTCAGAAGATACAAACTTAATTGTATTCCAAGAATTTAAAGTTAGTAATGCTTTAATTGACAAAGATGCTATTTATTCCGCTGAAGGACAGCCAATGACAACATCTGGAGCTCAAGTAATTGGCCAGGTTCAAGCTTATGCTGGTAACTATGGTATTGGTACTAATCCAGAAAGTTTTGCTGTCTATGGCTTCCGTAAGTACTTTGTTGATAGAAATAGAAATGTAGTATTAAGATTATCACAAGATGGTATATCTGAAATATCAGAATATGGTATGGGTGATTTCTTTAGAGATAATCTTTCTGCAATTGGTAATGACGGATTTATATTAGGTATGTGGGACATGCATAATAAAGAATATGTTTTATCAATGCAACCTGTAACTGGAACTTACAAAACATTAACTTTTGATGAAGATGTATCAGGTTGGACAAGTTTCTTCGATTACAGACCAAACTGTGGAGGAAGTTTAAGAAATAACTTTTACACATTTAAGAACGGTGAAATATGGAAACATTATTCTCCGGCTAATAGTGGATGGGGTAGATTTTATGGTGTTACTTATAATTCATCAGTTGAAGTTATATTTAATCCAGACGTTTCTTTGGTTAAAACTTTTAAAACAATAAACTATGAAGGAAGTACTGGTTGGGAAACTTTATCATTTTATACTGACTCTGATGTTTCAGCTCCTATATCTAAAGCATCTTATACAACGACTCTTGCTGGTTTAGAATTACAATTATTTACTAATTCATTCAAGAGAAAAGAAGATAAATACTTTGCAAACCTTATTAATATTACACCAGCGGCAAATAGTGAAGTTGTATGGGGGAATTCAATGACAGGGGTTAAAGGAACAACAGCCGCAGTTAGAATGAATTATTCTAATGCAAGTTTAAACAAAAGTGTACAATTATTTGCGGTATCTTCAGATTACATAGACTCATCTTACTAAAATTTAATTAAATGAATGACAAATTAGAAACAAAAACTGAGAATAGAATAATTAGCCAAGACTATATTGATAGGGTTGAACATTTAGAGCAAACTTTACTAGCGATGGATGATCCAAATATAGCTAAAGGTAATACAGACTTGTTTCCATTAAAGCATTCATTTTCACACGGTATATACATACGGGAGATGTTTATGGAGAAAGATAGCGTTGTTATCGGCAAACTTCATAAATTCTCCCATACGTGGTTTTTATTAAAAGGTAAATTATTAGTATCAACAGATGAAGGATCAAATGAATATATAGCTCCTTGTTATGTTAATGCTCCGTCTGGTACAAAAAGAATTATATATGCTGAGGAGGAATCAATATTTATTAATGTACATCCAAATCCAGATAATATAACTGATACGGATGAATTGGAAGATATTTTGGCTTGCACATCGTATAAAGAATATAATGAATATAAACTATTAAAAGAATAATATATGACAATGGTAGTAGTTGGAGTAGTAGGTGCCGTTGGTACTATAGCTTCAGGATTAATAAAAGCAGGAGCTGCTAAGAAAAAAGAAAAAGCAGCTGCAGCCGACAAAGCTAGATTGGGAGCAGAACTTAATAAACTAGAAAGTAGTAGACAAGCTATTATAAACCCATATTCCACAACTAAGGACATGAGTAGCTTAGCCAAAGATTTATCCGGCACATTAAGCAATCCATACGCTAACCTGGGTGTTGCTACTAATGCAGCAAGGTTTGAAGCGGAACAAATAGATATGTCATTAGCTAATACATTAGATACATTAAAAGATACAGGTGCAGGAGCCGGTGGTGCAACAGCATTAGCTCAAGCGGCATTAAAAGCTAAGCAAGGTATATCTTCTAATATTGAATCCCAAGAAGCCACAAATGACAAAATGAAAGCTCAAGGGGAAGCACAATTGCAAGAAGCTAAAATGCAGGAAAAACAAAGAATACAAGGTGTTCAAATTGATGAGGCTCGACGTGTGCAAGGAGCAGAGGCAGCTGGTAAAGCATTTATGTTTGGTGCTCAAGAAAGCAGAGAACAGGGTAAAATAGATCGAGTTGCAGCACAAATGGGCGGTGCAGCGGCTCAACAGTCACAAGCACAGTCAGATTATACAGGTGCTATTACGGGAACAATTGGAGGTTTGGCATCAATAGCCGGAAGTATGGCTAGTAGTAGCAGTGCAGCAAATAGTAGTTCTGGATCGGGTTATGCATCTCAATTTGGAGCAATGGCAAATAAATTTTAAGATTTAATTAAAAATATATATATGGGAGCATATTCAAATCCAGAAACAGTAATAGATACACAATCGGGTGAACATTTTAGAAGACTTCAGGAAACCATAGTAAGTACTACTGTAGGTATTATAAATGCTTGGACCGCCAAAGCTACTGAAAATAAAAAAAAGAACGAGGCTATTGCTATAAAAGTAGGTGAAGAAGAAAGTGCAATGAATAGATTTGTTGGTGATGCTCAAATAAAAAATCCTACCGTAGATTTTGAAGATTTGTATCGCCCAATGATAAAAGAATATGCGCAATTAAAAACAAGCATATTAAACGGGACTAGTGCTAATCCTTCAGAAGATAGAAAAAAATCAGATAAAATATTTGGTACCGTAAAAAATATACAAGAAAGTTTAATTGATATTTCTAGTACTGGTTTTATTGATGCCTTCAAAAATATGAATACTGCAGGAGGTTTGGACGGATCGGCTAACCAACCAGAAATAGTAGATGGATTAGCTATATTTCATGGGTTAAAAAGCGGAAAAAAAGTACCCGTTAAAAATGAAAATTATCAGATTGATTGGGACATATATGATGGTGATGGCAAATTTGTAAAAAAGTTTACATCACAGGAGATAAAAGACTCTTCTAAAAACGGTATGTTATTTATGGTTCCTAATGCGGCAGAAAATGTTGACTCATTTAAAATAGCTAATCCAAACATATTCGAACAAAAAGAAGGACAACCAACTGGCATTATAACAAGTGGTTATTTAGATGAACCTATAGAATATAAAATACAAGACAAATCAGTTCAAGATACACTTACATACACAAAGAAAACGGCTACTTATGGTTTAAAACAAACTGTTAATAAGGCTAGAATAGCAGAAGACACTAATTTTAATGCAATGGTTGAAACCAAAGCAGCTGGTATGACTAATTCTACATTCTCAGGTCGTGAAGCTATATTATTTAATAATAATTATTTTAAAAACCAGCCAAATGCAGTGGTTTTAGATCCAACAAAATCATTAACTGAAGAACAAAAAATTAAGTTTAAAGAAGACTACAAAAAGTTTGTTCTTGATGGATTACCGAATGAACAAATAGTTCCTGGTTATAAACCTGTTGAAAAAGAAGAAATTGTAGAAGTAAAACCAAAAACTCCTAAAGGGGGCGCCGCCACACCAAAAGGTGGTAAACCAACAAAGACTGATGGAAACATTGACAAAATTAGTAAAGAAATATATGCTATTGATAAAAATAGTGGACCAAGAAAGTTTTCTTATGGAGGGAATGTAGTTACTTATGATACATCAACACAGGAATTTAGAATAACTGATTCAAGAGGACCGAAAGATGCTGTATTTAAAACAAAAGCAGAGGTTATACAATACTTAAAAGATGGAGCAAAACCAAAACTTGGTGTTAAAAGTAAATAAAATTAAAAAATAAATAATATATTATGGCTAATTATTTAAACAAAGAAGGAATATTATATACGCAGGAAGAAATTGAAGCAGCTGCTTTAGAAAACAATGTTGATGTTGATACAATATTAGCTGATAATGAATTGTCTTTGGAAGGTGAAAAGCCGGGAAAGAAGCAAAGTGTAGTTGTAAAGAAACCAACAACTGCACAAGAAAAATCAAAATCGGTTTCACCTTCGGGAAATACTTCTTCGGGTTGGAATACTAAAACTAAGCCCAAAACAATGGGCGAGCAAATTGTAAGTACATTCCAAGAAGAAAAGAAAAACCAACCAAAACCTGTTGATTTTAAAGCTGCTAAACAAAGACTTGCTGCTCAAGCAGGAGAAGTAGACCCTAGTTCTGTACCTGGTAGTTTTGGTTACAAAACATTTAAAGCTACTAAGAAAAAAGAAGAAGAAAAAGCAAAACAACTAGAAGAAGAAAAAATTGCATTTGAAGCAAGAACGGCTAGTACCTCATTAAGAAATAATGATGAAGCAAAGAAATGGTTTGAAGATGCTAAAGAAGCTGCAAAATTAACAGATGAAGAAACTGTAGGTTTAGATGAATTTATAAATTTAGAAATAGCTAAAAACGGACAAATAGAAAGAGTAGATACATCTGAAGGTAAAAATAAGGCTCTTATATCAAAAGGCGGTTTTAGCGGAGAGCCAGAGGGTGTTGTTGATCAACCATATCAGGCGTTCCCTGAGCAAGTTAAAAAAATAAAAACTCAATTAAAATCTGAAAACTTACTTAATAAATTTTCAGAAGATGAAATATTGCAAAAAGCTGCAGGGTTATGGAAAGTAGAAAATGCAAAAAAAATACAAGAAAGTAAATTTAGAGACGCTTTAGAAGATACTACAAATATAAGTCAAACAGCAAAAGAAATAGTTAATAATTATACTGTAAAAACTAAAGGTAAAGAAGAACTTGACTATGTGAAAAACACAATATTTAAGGAGGGACTGGATAAAAGTGTTGAAAAAAATATTAATGACGTAAATAAGATTGATGAGCAACTAAAACCAAAAGGATATAAATTTCAAACGCAAGATGAAATAAATACTCAAAATGATCTTATAACAAAGAGAAACACTTTAATTAAAGATTTAGAGGATCTTTCTGAATTAAAAAATGAAACTTCTAAAAAGATAGTGGCCTCATCAAAAAACATAGATGACTTAAATTTACAAAGTGACATGTTTAGTAGAGATTATTCCTATTCAGGAGTAGGAAAAAAAATAGCTACTAACTTTAAAATGATGGCTAACGACTTATTAGGGTTTGCTTCATACACATATCAACCTACCGAAATGGTATATGATGCTTTAAATATTAAGGAAATTACAGGAATTGCAAATCCATTCACGGCTATAAACACTGCATTGTCAGAGAATAAAGCAAGATATGAAGAAGAACTTACTTATAATTATGCAAAACCAAGAGAAGGCGGATTAGAAGCAAATTTTGAAAAGGTTGGTGATTTAGTAATAACACAGGCTCCTAATTTAGCATTAATGATATTAACAAAAGGTGGAAGTGTAGCAGAACAAGCAGCCGCAAAAACGTCTCAATCATTATTAGCTAGAGCTGGTAAATTTACTAAGGACTATTTAACTCTTGGACGCCAAACAGGTGCGATGGCGGCTGTAGCAACCGGTAGTAAATACCTCGATATGGTTAATGAAGAGCGTAATGGATATTATACAGAAGATGGCGTTTTCGTAAAACCAAATTATAATGCAATGCAATTAATTGTAGCCCCTGCTGCGTTTGGGTATGTTGAAGGTATATTTGAAAAGTCTACTGGAAAAATATTAGAAAAGGGTAAAAACTTTTTAGTTTCTGCAGCAAAAAAAGAACCTATGAAATGGTTTGATTTTGAAGTAGCAACAGGCAAAAAATTTGCTAAGCAAGCGGGTATAAATTTAGGAGGAGCGTATGCTGAGGAGATACCATCTGAGGTATTCACTACTGTTGGACACAATATACTTGACAAATTTGCTCTTGGTAAAGAGGTAAATTTATTAGATAATACCGGTGCAACTATAAAAGATACAGGTATACTTACGTCTGTATTAGCCGGAGCTCCTTTAATAGGAGGTGCAATTATAAGACCATTTATGAGTAGGACTACCGCTCAGAAGCTTAGTGATAATGCTAGAGGGTTAGCTGCTATTTTACATGAACTTGAATTTAATAAAGATTTATCTAATGTACAACAAGAAGCTTTAGTTAAAAAAGAATCTGTATTAAAAGCAGAAAGTACAACCTTATTAGAAAAAACAATTTCTGATATTGACGCGATGCCTATTGACACATTTAATTCTATTAATAAATCAGTTTCTAAAATGGCTGATTTTATTAATAAAGCTAATACCATCAATGAGTCTGATTCAGAATCAAAAGAAACGGATCTAAATGTTCTTAAAACTAATTATGTTATAGAGCAAACTAAATTAAATACATTAACTAGCGGTATTGAAAATGTTAAAACATTTGGGCAACCATTATCCCCAATAAGCAGAGCTCAATTAATAGACTTAAATTCTAAAAGAGTAGAGACGTCTTTTAATCCTGATCTTAATGAGGATGAAAAAAAGACCATGCTTAAAAAAATAGAACTACAAACAAAAAATATTTATAAAAAAGAAGGTATTGATTTAGGGGAAGCTAGGGAAAAAGAGTTTCAAGAAAATCTTACTGCTGCAAAAAAATTAGGGGAAAGCGCTAACGTAGAGGTTATATTAGCAAATAACTTAACAGAAGCCAGAACAAAACTAAAAGGTTTAGTTCAACAAAAATTAGTAACAGCTGAAGAAGCAAATATATCTGGTTTTAAAGGAGCAGATGGGGGCATAATAACCAACGATAAAACGGGCAAAAGTTATATTGTAATAAATAAAAGACAAGCAATAGCCACGAAAGCTGTGTCTGTCGGTTCTCATGAATTTCTTCATAAACTAATGGAGAAAACATTGAGCAATGTAGATACGCAGATTGAATTAGGAAAACAATTAAGAAATTATTTATTATCTTCAAACCCTGAATTATACTTAAATGAAAAAGTATTAATTAGACTTGAAGGTAATTATGGCAATAGTACAGAAGGTATTAAAAATGAAGAATTATTAACCGTTTTTTCTGATGCACTTATTACTGGTAATGTGAAGTATAATGAATCATTCTTTACAAAATTAGGTGATACTATTAGGAGATACCTTCAAGATTTAGGCTTACTAGATATAACATTTGATTCCGGTAGAGATGTGTTCAATTTTATTCGTGACTATAATACTTCAATACAAAAAGGAGGAAGTGAAAATAAAGCAATACAAAAATTATTTACTTCTGCGGCAAAAGGTAGATTAGTTTCTGAAACAAAAGTGGGACCAAAATCTCCTGCATTTTCAAAATCTATTGAAGATAGAATGGAAAAGCTAGATTTACAATTATCTAATAATGAAATTGACTGGGACAAGTATGAATTAGAAATGGAAAAACTTGAACAAGAAGAGTTTGAAGAATCTAAGAAAACATACGAAGAAGAAAAGAAAGCAGTTAAAAAAGAAACAGTTAAAAAGGAGGTTACTAAAAAAGAACCAAGTGAGATAAGCGAAGCTGCTAATAAAGCTAAAGCTAAATTAGATGCAATTGGTAATGATCCAAAAGGTTTTAATCCAAACAATCCAACTATTTATGATGAGCTAGATAAAATGGTAAAAGTAAAATCTAGGAATTATAAAACCTCTAACGGTACAATCATTGATCTTACAAATAAAAACAAAGGTGGATTAGATGGATTCAGCATGGAAGAGATGACAAGTTATGTAACAGTGTCAATGCTCCCTTATATACAGAAATTTGATCCTTCTAGGAATGATAGTTTATACGGATATATCAATGCTCAGCTAGCAAATAGAATGAAGGCCGCTTTAAAATCCGGTCAAGTTGCTGATGTTGTATTTACAGAGGATGTTACGGAAATGACAAAACTTTCCAATGAAGATGTTGAAGTAAAAACACCAACATTACCGGAAAGAAAAAAATATCAAAATATTTTAGAGTCCGGTGTGTTTTCACCTGAAGTAATTGTAGATGTACAAGCAAAAATATTACCTATAATAAGAACATTGAAATCTAAAGTAGACGAAAAAACTACACTTAATAGAACCACGGCCCCTATAATCAACGAGATACGTACTGAAATAGGGAAACAAGCTGACATTGACATTAAAAGAGCAATGGGCGGAAAGGAAGATGGTCAACTTAGAAAATTCTTATTAACGAATAAAAAACCTGTACTTGAAAACATGACTACTACCTGGTTAATGGGTAAAGACAACGGTAAAACCGTTTCTGGTGGTATGCCATTTGCTGTTCAAAAAAGAATTAACGGTCAATGGCAAAGTTACCCAGATTGGATTGGTAAAAAAGTAGATAGAGAATCTGTTGAAACAGATTTAGCAGGCAGAACTTCTGGTGCTGAATTAGTTAGAAGATTACCAAATGTAGTTAACAATGTTACCGATGATGTTTTCTTGGATTCAATTATAGACCCAGTAACTGGATTACCATTAAGAGGTAGAAAAGAAGCATTAGCTAAAGCGTTGAGTGAAGAGTTAACGTTTGATTTAATTTCTGATGATATGTTATCAGGGGGGCCAATTTACCAAGCATTACAAAAAAATCAAGAAATATTAGGAGCAGAAATTGGAAAAGTAACTGTAGAAAATATAAGCAGATTAGCTGAAAGAGGTAATATTAAATATTCTTTATCAGCGGATATGATGTTAGATATTGAAAATAATTCAGCAGTTTTAGGAAAAGCAATCGCAAATTTAACTAAAGTTACAGATAGTAGTGTTAAAAAAATACTGGCAAATATATTTGCAGATGATTGGAATGAAAATCAAATAAAAAAAGCTACTGAAAGTTTAATTTATGTGTTAAAAAGAAATGAAAAATATTTTGGATCTGATGAACTTATAAATTATGAAGGTAATACAATAGAATATATTTCTAATATTAGTAAAGAACAAGATTTTGGTAAATCTATTTGGAAACAATTATCTTCTGATGTGGCAGTTGCGGCATTTTATAGAAAGCCAGAAAAAGTTAAAAAGCTAAAAGAATTAAACCAAGATTTTATGATTGATACTCTTAAAGATTTTGGTGATGTAGAAGGTACAAAAATTCTATATTCTATGTGGGCTCCTACGGTTATAAATGGAAATTTTGACATATCCTTATTTCGTATGAAGGACATGGACAAAAGAAGAACCGCTTTTATTGATGAGTTAAATAAAGCTAGAAAAACAGCTTTTGGTGTAAAAACAAATAATATTTCTGAAAAAGTATTAAAAGAAAAGTATAGAGGTTATGCAAAAGTAAACAAAGTACATTTTAATTATTTTGATGGCACATTTGATATAAAAAAAGACAGGTTACGAACAGAAGCTGCTAAAAATTTAACAATATATACGGCTAAGTGGTGGGGTGAAAATTTAAAAGAATTAGAGCCTTCGTATCAAGCCGCAATGTTTACTTTATTAGCAAATAATGCCGATAGTGTTGTAAGGTCTGCCGCTCCTGTTGTTGGTATTATAGATGAAGGAATCAAAATGCCTTATGTATATGAGCATTCTAAACCAGTAAGAGTAGTTTTAGCACAATTAATTGATAAGTATATTAATAAAAATGATAATATTACAGAAGATGAAATATTTGAAAACTATAAAGTATTAATAGTACCAAAAAAAGTATCTGATATACTAGATAAATCTGGTGTAAAACAGATGATGGATCCATTTTATTTTATAAAAGATAAAACAGATTTTTCAAGATATGATAGTTTATTTAAAAATAATATTATTCAATCTATTAATATTTTTGAAGCTCAACAACAAAATATACAAAATGAAAAAGCTGCTTTAAATAATATATCTCAAAGCAAATTAAGTAAATCAATATCTACAGTATCTGACTTTATAAATACAAATAATTTAAGAAGATTAGATACTGAAACTTCTTATGAATTACTTGATCAATTAGCAAAAGAAATTGAAAACTATTGGGGAGTGGTTCCTAATGATGTTATTCTTGGGATGAACAGAGCCGTAGACTATGCTGTTAATATAATAGAAGATCGTGAAGGGTCCGGTTTCTTAATGGCTGCTGTAAATGATGCATTAAACCTAGAAACAGTTAAGTTTGCCGAAAAGCAATTAAACGAGTTTGTTGAAAACAACAAGCCAAAAGAGCAACAAGCAATCACTAAATTTTCATTAACTTCAAAACAAGATTTGAAATGGAAACAAGGAGATGAGGACTTATCAACAAAATTTACAGTAGGCAATATAGATTATAGAATTTCTATGATTGAAACAGCTTACATGGAATATGCCGATGATGTTCAGCAAACATTATTTGATTTAGTAGAAGAAAATAATCTTGATGAAGACACCACAATAGCAGCGTATGATGGAGAAGCATACAATCTAGAGTTTTGGGATAAAAAACAAGGTAACGGAATAACTGGTACCGGCAATGCGGCTGAAGTATTTGGAATAGTAATAAATGGGGTAACAGATAAAATTAAAAAGAAAAATATTGAAGCATTAGTATTTACAGCAAAAGAACCTAGCAGAATTAAACTATATAATTCAATGGCCGAAGTTGTTGCAAATAAACTAGGATGGAACGCTTACTATAAAAATGGGGTTTATTTATTATCAAAAAAACCTAAAACAATTGGATCAACTGATTTAATTGACAATAACAAGCCAAAAGAAACAATGTATAGCAAATCGTTAGATTTTGAATTCAACGATATACTAGAAAGAAACACAAGTGTTGCAGCATTTACCAAAGTATCTGATGTAGTTGCGAAAAGAACTGGTATTAAGAAAACAACATTATCATTCTTTGTACCACCTTCAGCTGATGACTTTAGAGGTTTAACAACTTATATGTTTGCAGGCAAAGGTAAGCAAGGTGAATTAGATCAAGAATTCTTTGATAAGAACTTAACTATACCGTATGTTAAAGGTATTAATACTTTAGATTCAGTACGTCAATCTATTAGAAAAGAATATAAAATGTTACTTAATAACTTCCCTGATGTTAAAAAGAAACTTGAGAAGTTAACACCAGATAAAACTTTTACCTATGATCAAGCTGTTAGGGTTTATCTTTGGAATATTTCCGGTAAAGAAGTGCCAGGTTTATCAAGAACAGATAAAAATAAATTAGTATACTTTGTAAAACAAAATCCAGATTTATTAGCTTTTGCTAATGCACTATCTATAACTGGTAGACAAGAAGGTGGTTGGATTGATCCTTCTACAACTTGGGATAGCGAAACTATTATATCTGATTTACATAATATTACTGAAGGTGCTGGTAGAAAGAGATATCTTGAAGAGTTTATAGAAAATGCAGATGCAATATTCACAAAAGAAAACCTAAACAAGATACAATCTATATATGGTACAAATGTAAGAGAAGCTATAGAAGATTCATTATATAGAATGAAGAATGGTAAGAATAGGCCAGAAGGTACTGATAGAGTAACAAATACTTGGATGAACTGGATTAATGGTTCTACAGCCGCTATTATGTTCTTTAATACTAGATCAGCATTGTTACAAACAATATCAGCTATTAACTTCTTAAATTGGAATGATAACAATCCATATATGGCAGGTAAGGCTTTTCTTAATCAAAAACAATATTGGTCTGACTTTGCAATGATTATCAATTCTGATAAATTAAAAGAAAGAAGATCTGGATTAAAAGCGGATGTTACTCAAGCTGAGATTGCCAATGCTGCAAACAGTACTAAAAACAAATTCAATGGAGTTATATCTTATTTACAAAAAATAGGATTTACACCTACGCAAGCTGCGGATAGTTTTTCTATTGCTGTGAGTGGTGCAACATTCTATAGAAACAGAGTTAATACATATTTGAAAGCAGGAGATACTGTAGAAGCAGCTGAAGAAAAAGCATTCAATGATTTTTCAATAATAACTGACCAATCAATGCAATCTGCAGATCCAATGTATGTTTCAAAACAACAAACGACTGCATTAGGACGTCTTATATTAGCTTTTGGTAATACTCCAATGCAATATAATAGATTGATTAAAAAAGCTACGTTAGATTTAGCCAATAAGCGCGGAGATTGGAAAACAAATATATCTAAGATTGTATATTACGGGGCATTACAGAATATGTTATTCTCATTTTTACAATCTGCATTGTTTATACCATTAGGTTATGATGATGAAGAAGAACCTGATTTTTCTAAAATGACTAAAGAGGAAAAGAAAGCTTATGAAAAGTTAAAGAAAAAAGGTGAAGATAAAATTACAAACATGATTAATGGTATGGCTGATACTCTATTAAGAGGCTCAGGTGTATATGGAGCAGCTATTGCAACTGTAAAAAATACAGCAATGGAATACTTCAAACAAGAAGAAAAAGAAATGTTTGCAGATCATGCTTATACGGTATTGGCTTTAACAAGTGTATCACCTCCAGTAAGTTCAAAAGCAAGAAAACTTTATGGGGCAATTAGAATTAGTAAGTTTGAAAAAGATGTTATTGCTGAAAGAGGTTGGGAAATTACAAGAGATGGTAAATTAAATCTTGCGCCTAACTATAGAATAGTAGGTAATGTAACCGTAGCAACAACAAATTTACCTTTAGATAGGGTTATTGAAAAAGTTAATAACATGTCCGAAGTAATGGACTCTAGAAATACTGCCTTACAAAGAACCGCATTAGCATTAGGATGGAAAGATTGGGAACTTAACGTGAAGAACGAAGAGAATGAAACCATTAAAGCAACTGCTAAGGTAAAACGTAAAGAAGAAGGTATTGAGAAAGCTGTTGAAACTAGAAAAGCAAATAAAGAAGCTGAAAAAGAAAAGTTCAACAAATTGTCTATTCAAGAGAAAATTGCTTTTAGATTAAAGAAAGCAAAAGAAAAAAGAGAAAAAAGAATAAAGAAAAGAAAAATGGGTTAGTAATAGGAATTAAGATAAATAGGCACCATACCTAAAAGTTCCAATAACCAAAAAAGGGGATTCACATAACGTGGTCCCCTTTATTAATTTAAGCATATTTGCGGTCTTGTTTTTTGCTATTTTGAATATAATATAGCTTTTGTTTTTTGCAATTTGCTTTTATTAGTTATTATATTTGATTTATATATAAAGTATAAACCCAACATCTTGTGCCTAAGTAACTATACAACTTCACAATTACCTCCTCCACATGCGGCTGAATCCGCAAAGTTAGTATTATCTTGTATCTCTATTACTTTAGATAGATCAACATCTTTTAACGTTGTCATCATTTGTTCGTAAACTTCTTTGGTACAATCTTCAAATGGAGTTTGTTTATATGTACCGCCATTATATGGCAAAACAGATAATCCATTATAGTATTCTTTATTAGCCCACATCCATTCACCTACAATTTTCCATTCATCATCTCTTACTGAAACGGTACAAGAAACATTATGAGTATTATTACCTTTATCATGACCAGTCTTAACCCAATCTCTAGATATAAGTTTTACTCTTTCTAATAAATCTAATGTAGATTCATATCTTGTTATAGCTCCTTCTGGTGCTTTTTGTGGCACAGAAATTACTGACTGTAATGTTGGATTAAAATATTCATCTTCTAATAATTCTGGATGATTTATTGCAAGATAGGAATAGATTGCTTCATTCTTGCCTAAACGCATACGGCGAATATAATAGTCGTTATGCCAAGCGTGAATACCGCTAGAAGTGCCCAGAACAAGGCTAGTAGTTCCGGCCGGCTTAACTGCGGTGGTTCTGGCTGCTTTGTTGATATTAAGAGCCTCTGCAATAATATTATTTGTTTCCTTAACAATTTGTGCTGCTTCTTCATAATTTAATTTTAAGTTAGATTCTGATGCAATGCCAGTCATGGATACACCAAGTAATGCGTCTTTTTCTGTGTTCTTTCTCCATATATCTCGAAGATAATGAAAGTCGGAATATGCTGCCTGTAATGTTCCTAAGAATGAAGCTGCGGATGATCTAGCATTGAAATCTTCTTGATTCTCAATGTTTGACATATTAATTTCTGTTAAGTTACAGAATTGATAAGGTCTTAATGCAATCTCACAACAAGGATTAGTTCCCCAATCTTTATCATTAGTAAGATAAATACCAGGTTCCCCTGATCCAGATGCTTCAATACGTTCCCATACTTTATCAAATGTTTTCTTATCAATCTTATGGCGTACTAAAACAACAGAGTTATTAGCTCTACCTCTTTGAGAATTGTTTTCCCACCAGCTACCAGCTTTGCAGTTTAACATTGCAGTACTATCTAAATCAAATAATGAAATCATTGCTGCTCTTCTAATTCCACCTGCTAGAACAGCATCGGCAATATGACACTGAATATCATGACATTCAATATCTGTTAATTTAGATCTATCTTCTTTTTCACGAAGTATAGCTTCAATTTTAACTAATGCCAATCTTAATGGTTCTGGTCCTGGTGCTTTACCACCTGCTGTTACAAGCAATGCACCTTTTTGTCTAATATCAGAAAGATCAAATTCAATATGTGAAGTTAATTCACCAGTATATGATTTGAACAATGTCTTGATTGCATCAGCCCAACCAATTATACTATCTTGTACAACATAACGTTTCTTACGATCATAGTTTGGTTTTCTTATTTCAGGTAGTTTATCAATGTTGTGATTCTGGACTGAATACCCAACACCAGTACCTCCAAGAAGTAAAAACATAGTTTCAGAAAAACTACGGATATTATCGACAGGCAAAAAAGCGCAATTATAAATGCGAGCATTATTGAGTTCAACAGCTTTACCACCAAATTGGAGGCTTCGCATGGACGGAAGAACTTTTTTATTAAAGACAAAATTTTTGTATACTTGTTCAATTGATTCTTTCATTTGTGGAAATTTGGTGATATGCATCTCCATATTCCTGGTTACTAATTCTTCCCACGTTTCTCTACGCTCTTTTGATGGAACGTATTTTGCATATTTTGTATATACGGTAATATCACTTAAAATTTGTTTGTCTAGGCTTAGGCTCATATTAATCTATCTCTAATTTAGGGGTTACTATTTCTTCGTCTTTAACTTCAATATTGTCTGCTTCTGCTTCAGCACTCGCTTTAACTCTCTCTGCTAGTTTTTGTACTGCTTCATCATAATCTGGCATAAACCTAATTGTTTCAAATGTTCCTGAAGCTAAAGTTTTAATGTTTTGATTTTCTTGTAACAAATACTGTACAATATTAGTAAGTGATTCTATTTTGTTCCTCATTCCGATTAACTCGTTTTCTTTCATTGTTTTTGTTTTAAATTATTAAATGATTAGTCTTTACTTATTTCAAGTGATATGTCTACAAATGGCAAATATAGTACATGTACCAAAGCATCTTCATATTCATATACTCTATATCCTAATAATATACCAGGATAAAATCCGATTTCAACGGACCAGAAACTATTACCTGGATTTTCGCCGTAAGTCATAATATTGTTTTTATTGGTTAGTTAATGTAAATGCGTCTATTGTCTTCATAAGTTCTTTATATCTTATTTTCCCAAATGTTTCAAATGACCACATATACCATTTTTCAATATGTCTTTCAGCATATTTTTGTCTTGCTATTCTTTTTGTTTCAAAAGAATTAATCGTACTGTCTCGTCGCATTCAGCATTTTTTTGGGGTTTATATAATGTTCTTGTGTCACCATTGTCTTTCATGTGTTTCTTAAACATCTTCCATCTTAGTGGAAATGAATCATTAGCTCTACCTTTGGTTTCAATAATAAAATCTTCACCTTCAAAATCTGGTGTATATTTCAAATTAAGTACTTTCTTATTACCTCTATTTATAAAATCACCTTTACTATTAGATTGTCTTTCAAAGCAATCGTTATCAAAATTAAAGGCAGGTATTAATTCATAAGTTTTATACTCATAATGAAACTTTATTCCAGCATCTTGCAATACTTTGTACATGTACTTCTCAAGACCCGAGGCGAAAGTGATGCCATCATATACCACTTTCTTTGCTACAACTGGTCCTTTCTTTCTAGTCTTCTTCATTCTTCTCGATTCTTCTTATTACAGCATCCATAAGATCTTCTGAATAAACTTCTTTAGCTTTCTGTAAATAAAGAACAGCATCCATTAATTCTTCTTGTAAATGATTAAGCCATTCAAAAATTCTAGATTGATCTTGTTCTAATGTAACACCATACTTTTTAAAACCTACATCAGATCTTGAAATGAATTTGTCTACTACTCTTTCAACTACTGGGTCTCGAAACTTAATACTTTTTTCTGTCATATTATAAAGTTGTTTTAATGGTTACGCCTGGATATGGATTCAATGTCATGTTCTTTACAAATGTACCGTTTTGCATTGAGCCTTGCCTATCTTTGATTTCATTATAAGCACTGTCAACACAATCTTCTATTCTTAATCCTTTAATTGCAGCTAAGTTTGTTAATACAACAACCATATCACCAATAGCATCAATAAATTCATGTGTATTGTCTTTTAATATTGCTCTCGCTAATTCTCCTGACTCTTCCATTAACTTTACATATTGTGTTTTTGGATCACCATTCGTTAATATACCCTTGTTATTTGCCCATCTTCTTATTAAATCATAAGTGGTTGGTTGTTCAGTTTTTGTTGAATCTTGTGGGGCTAATGTATCTTCTATATGCTTAATAGGATTAAAATTAGCTGCTACGGCTTCATATAAGGCTTTATTATATATAAAGCATCGATTAGTATTAAACATTGAAACTTTTACATTAGTCATGATCCAATCAATTAATTCTTTATTTAATAAATAATTACCAAATGGTGTTTCAAAAGTTAATCCCATGGCATCCGTTAGTTGTCCCTTTAGTTTATTTACAGGACATGGAAATGTTGTTGTTTGATCTGTTACATTTAATTTCATTTGATTTGATTTTTTAGATTTGTTAATTACTTTTTTATAAGAATCTCGGTCTACTTTGTAACCGTAAAAACGTTGAAGCTCTGATTCTCTCCTTGATATATAATCTATATCTTCAGATGATTCCAGAACTTCGTATTCTCCAATCTTATAGCCTTGTGCTATAGTTACTCTCTTATTAAGATTACGTGTAACTCCTATCTTTTTAGTCGGAATATGATAAATAAAATACATAAATTTGATTTAAACGGCTACTTTTGCAGTAATTACTGGGCCGTGGTTATAATTAATTAGTTTTAATTCGTTTAAATTATATTCGTAAGTTGGCTGAACATACATTGGGTGCTGTAAATATTTGTCAATTGCTTCTATTTGATTGTTATAAATGTGTGCATCAATAATCTGTACTTCTAATAAGTTTGGTTTATATTCCGTTAGTGCGCTTACATATAAAAGTATTTTAGTAAACAATGCAATATCATACGGAATACCTAAAAACAAATCACCTGATCTTTGTACAACAAACATATTTAGTTTATCATTTTCTACAAAAAATTGGAAATATAAATAGCACGGAGGTAAACGCATTTTGTTTAATTGAACAGGATTCCATAAACTAATAATATGTCTTCTACTATCAGGTTCCATCATTAAACTTTTAACAACATTTTGCATTTGATCAATATTCTGCCCATTAAAGTTACGCATTTGATAACCATATACAGGACCAAGATCCCCATTTTCATCTGCCCAAGCATCCCATATCTTTACACCAGCTTCTTTAAATCGTTTTGTATTTGTTTCACCTTCAATAAACCAATCAAACTCTGTATCAAATGTTTTTTGAAACATCTTTCTACCTGTTATTAAAGGAAAATGTTTTGAAACATCAATCTTTAGACTAGCATTAAATATTGATCTACTACCAACTCCAGTGCGGTCAGCTCGTTCAGTACCTCTAATAAGGCATTCCTGCAATAAATCTCGATATTGTTCTTCATACTGTTGTATTATATTAGAATAGTTCATAGTTAATTATTTGTTTAGGTTTTTCAATTTGTTCTTGAATTACTTTTTTAGGTTCTATTTTCTTAATTACTTTTACACCACTGTATTTATCATAGTAATAAATATAGAATTTAAAAAGTTCTTTCCATATTTCTACTTTCTTATATGATAAAGGGCTTTGGGTTACTTTACCATTAGAAGTAATAGTAAGATACCATTCTGATGCACTTTTTGCTGTTGGTGAAACATATATTTTATTTTTTATACACCAATTTTTAGCATCTTGCTCTCTGTCGTTAGGTGCATAATTACCCATATCAACAGTTTCTTTTTTAAATCCGCTACCCACTTACTCGCTAATTAATTTTAGTCCATAGTAATTATCTTTTATTCTTAAAGAATAACAATCATATATTGGAATTGAATCATTTTTAAATTCCCAATGGATATACCCTATGTCATTGTAATCCGTGCCGTGTATTATGAACCTATCATTGTTTATTTTTATAAGTTCATACTCTTTACCATTAAATATTAATTTGTTCATATCGTTTGTTTTTAAATTAAGGTCTATATCCATTATAACCCATTAAATGTAATTGTGTTTCCATTAAATGAGCTCTTATTGGATTCTCAAAACACATTAAAACTTCCCAGTTATCAATAATTTTTCCTAAATGTTTATGTTTAGACATACGAGAATGAATATCATTACTCATACCAACATAATGTTCTTCTGGAATATAGTATACCGCATATCCAGGATATTCATTTGCTCTTTTTTTTCTATAAGCTTTTGAATAATCTTTGTATTTTTGTCTTTGTTCTTCAGTATACTCATTTTTATATTGATTTCTTTTCATAGTTGTTAATTTTATAGTTCCCAAGGCATCGGGTCGTTAGAAGTATCAATTGGTATATGAGGAATAAAACAACCTGATGCTGGATCCCATTTGAAATGACATTCTGCACCATTCTCACCAAGATTTTGAAACTTTACTTTTAATACTTTTACTTTAACGGTTTTGTTTTCATAATCTCTATGAACTAACAAACCGTGATAAGAAGCATCATACCATTCACCACCACCTTTAATGTTGTACATAGTAGGTTCTTCAATATTACCTTTTGCATCTTTATACATTTTTGTAGGGTGAGCGACTACCATAACTAATACGTCGTATTTTTTAGCAAAGATTTCAATCTTACTTAAGTATTCTAATGTATAAACATTAACATCACCGGAAGCATCATTATCTCTTACTTTATTAAATGGATCAATAACAAGACATTTGATTCCTTTGCGTTTAACAAGTTCTGCCCCCTTTTTAAGGACTGAATCTAATGTATAACGTTCCATATCAATAAAAAAATAATTGTCATTTACATGATCAGCTACTTGATTCCATCTATCAGTATTAATATCTGCTACGGTTGGCATACCTTGCCATGTTTTACGCATTAACTTATGAGCATGCAAATATGTTGGTGAATTTTCAGGAGAAGCATAAGCTGTTTTCCAACCATACTTTTCATTATACCCAATAACCATTTGATCTACGAAATCAGATTTACCAGAAGATGGTATACCGGTAACAGTAATGAATTGACCAGTGTACGTAGAAAAAATATTATCAAAATTATCCAAGCCAACTTGGAACCCAGGTTTGAATCCGTTTCGAACAAAGTCCGTAACTTCATCTTCAATATCTCTAAAAGTTGTAACATTTTCTAAAGGAACAGGTTTAGATCTTGAAATTCTTTGCGATAGAGCTTCAGGACCGTATTTAAGTAAATATTCATTTGCATCTTTGCAATCTTCAAAGGATGCGATATAACAAACTTCAGAACCTAATCTTCTGACTAATTCTGTTTGTAATGCTTGTCCAGCAGGATCAGAATCAACAGCAATAATAATTCTTTCTTTGTCATCAAAGTAATCAATACAGTTATCTAAGTACTCAAGATTGTTTGTGCCTAATGTTGCTCCATTTGGAACAGATATTGCATTAGTGATTCCTGCTTCGTGTAACGCTAGAACATCCATCTCACCTTCAACAATAACACAGTATTCAAAACCTACAATGCTATTAATATTGTAAAATACTTTTTCAGCACCCTTGTAAAGTTTAAAATTCTTTTTACCATCACGGTATTTTATATTGATTAATTGATCACCAACAAAGTAATTGAAATGTATAGCATTTTCAGTTTTGCCAGTCTGCGGCATAAATTCAGAACCTTGAGATATTCTTAATTCATATAAAGTGTTTTTAGATATGCCACGAGATTCAAACCATTTTACTACTCCATCACTATATGGATAGTCTAATCCTGAATCAACTACTGCATCTCTTTCTGGTTTTACATATACTTTTTCTGATTTACCTTTACGTTGATAAGTATGCAACTGAAATGTTTTAGAACAATTATGACAAGTACCAATACCTCTATCCCAATCATAAGAAGCACATTTAGCTTTTTCATTTTTAGGTTTTCTATCTGGTGAACACAATGGACAAATACCTTGTGACTTTTCTTCAAGCTTGTATTGATTGAATTGGTCAATCAAGAAACCATTTATCTCAGTTGTTTGCATTTAGTATTTGATTTAATTGTTAGTTATTTTAGATAGAAAAACCCCAAACTGGTGGGGCTTAACTAACTAAATTGAATTATAATTTTAGAATGGTAAATCATCGGCAACTTGTGCAACTGGTGCTGCGTAAGTTTGGCCATTGACAGCATCTGTTCTTGGTGCTGCTGCAACATTTGTATTATCTGTCCATACAACTTTTACATTACCTAAATAAACTTTTGGCACTTTGCTTTCTCGCTCTTCTTTAGATTGTTCTACAATAACTGGTCCTTGATTACCAAACTGGTCAGGATCATTGTTTAATGTAATTGTGATAGGTAAATACTTCCCTTTCTTTCCGTCAATAATTTTGTGCTTTGGAATTTCATTTAAGTTAATGCTCGCTTTTATAATACTAGCCATAAGATTTAATTGTTTTTTAATTAATAATTACTTTGTTTTTGTTGTGTCTAATAATGTTGAATCTACTATAGTAGAATCTTTACTCATTGAATCATTTGCTTTAACAGTATCGTTAGTCGGTGCTACTTCTGTTTTCTTGTTGTTACAAGAGATTAATAATGTTGTTAATACTGCTAATGTTAAGATTACTTTTTTCATGGTTTAAAGGGTTTCGGTTATACAATAATTTTTAATATCAAAATTCTCTGTTTTGTGGAATAGTCTGTAAGCTTCCACTGCTCTTTCTACTTTGTCTTTACCTGTTTCTAAAAATTGTGGTGAACAATCATAAATACCAATCTTTCTAGACTTCTTATCAACAGCTATAAATACCATGTCCATATTAAAATATGTAGAATAAATATATGCTTGACTGTCATAATTATATTCTTTTGCTGAATATCTAAACTTATCAATATCAGAAGTTGTTTTAAGATCTACTACTAATGATTGCGTATTATTTTTAATATCTGCTTTTAATTTCCACCATTCGCCACTAAGATTTAATATTCCAGGTACTTCATATTCAACATCAATGTCTTGTATAAGATCACGTGCTATTTTATTATCCATTACGGTATCTCTTAATAATTGTATACTATCTGCTTCATGCTGTAGTAAACACATTTCTCCATCGGATAATTCTTTATACTTCGTGGTATTCCTAGTTGAGGCATTGATAATCTTTATTCGTTCTAGTTTATCAGGTTCAAGTATTAATGTATGGAAGTAACTACCTATTATTAAATTAGGATTATTAGTTATTGGTTGATTAAATGTTAATGGATCTTTTAATAGTGAACGTATATTAGAGTTTGATAAGAACTTTCGGCCAAAGGAACCATAATAATCTTCGTCGTTCTCCAATCTTTTTAATGCTGACTTAATTTCTTTTTCTGTCATAGGGTTGCTAATATTTCAGGTGATACATCATACTTAGTTTTAATAGCATCTAAGCTGCCACCTTTTTCTAAATATTCTTTTGCTTTAACTAAAGCATCACCTTCTAATTTAGGTTTAGTTACTGTTGTCTTTTTAGTATCATGAGTATTAACTGCATCTGAATCTTGAGTATCATCAATTAATAATAGATTACCAAGCGCATACTTTTTACCATAACTAGATGCTGATCCAAACTTCTGCGGCATCTGCATACCTTTTTGTTCTAAGTCTACACCTACAATTGCTGTTGCTGTAATATTACTTAAGTTGTCAGATATAACCGCGGTAGTTTCCATAATAGGGAATGCTGAATTATGATCTGTTAGTAATCTTTCTGTTACAACAACTGAGACGTTGTATTTTGTTAGATAAGGTTTAATCGCTTCCAATAGATCTTCTGCAGATCTAAAATTGTATTTACCAAAACTATTAAATCTACTCTTCTTAGCTTTTATTTCAACTTGAATAAGAGCAAGCTTTTCATTTAATGTTAACTCTTTAATTGCTTTTTGTTTTTCCATATATTTAATTTAATTGTTTCTTGTTTTTAAATAATGTGTCATTCTTTCTAACATATCATTTGTTTTCTCTAATTGTCCTAAAGTGGTATTGCATGGATCACATAGTATTCCTCTAACATGATTATCTTTATGACAGTGGTCTATTACTTTTCTATTAGTTGTAAATTCCACACTACATATTTCACAATGAGTTATACTATCTAATAATTTATTCATCTCTGGAATAGACATATTATATCTCCAAGCTCTTGTAGTAGCCTGTTGACATTTTTTACAATTTCCATATTGATAAATATTCCTTATTGAAAATCTAGCAAAATAAGGATCTTTAGTTCCTGTAAAACCGCATTTTTTACAAGTTTTTATTTCACTTGCTTTTTGTATATTTAAAAGATTCTTTTCTTCTAAAGATAATGTTTTTGATGTTCCCATAATTATTTATATATTTATATATGTATATATAATTACGTAAAAAGATATACTTTTGGTATAAAATCAAAAATATTTTATTTATTTAATTGTTAATGTTCTTGTTAATATAATTACGTATTTTGTAACAAATATATGCTAAATTTGTTATTAATTTTAATTTAACTTAAAGAAAATCAAGTACTTGTGAGGAATCAACGTTATTAATTAATTTAGCGATTGCTTGCTTTTTTAATTCGTAAACTCTTACATAAGAACTTTTACCTTGGAAGTTTAATTGTTCTGCAATTGCTACAGCGGAATGTTTATCACAATCTAAACCGTAACTTAATCTTAGCACATCGTATTCTTCTTGATTCAAATGTCTTTTTAATAATGAAGTAAGATAAGCATTCATAATACATATATTATATGGTTCAGAATCATCTTTAACTTGATATAACATATTCTCATCGTCTTCATCATTAAATTGTTCGTCAATGCTTAAGAATATAGAATTGAAAAACATTGCAACCATTTCTTTATTCTGACCGTTATCTTTTCTAATTTCAATTAACTTATGCTCTGGAAGTTTAATGCTACCTCTGTTGATGTCTAATGCTCTTCTAATCGAGCCTTTAATTCTTTTTGATAAGAATGACTTTAACGTTTTTTCTATGTCCTTAGAATCGTTTAATTGTGTCCAATCTAATCTATTGACTGCTTGTATTAATCCATAACTTCCTTCTTGTATTAGATCTGTAATATCCATTACTCCTGCTGCTTGTTGTGATGTTGAGAATTTTCTAGATATGTTTTCAACTAATGGTAAAAACTTGTTAATCAATTCATCTCTTGTATATTCATTCCATGCTTTATTAATTGGTTGTCCAACAATAACATCTTTTTTATATCTTAGGTAATTTTGTAAGTTGTAACTTTTCATAAATTTTTATTTAATAGTTCTTTTTCTTTTTTTAATTCATTACTCATATTGCGATGTATTGTTCTAGTGGTACATTTAAAATGTTCTGCAATATTCTTTATTGTTATTTTTTGGGATATATCATGCATATAAAGCATGGTTTCATATATATCAGATTCATTAACTTTTTTACTTTTACCAATTATATGTCCAACAATTGATAGTTTTTCTGATGTTGTTAATCCTGTATTGTCTTTAAATATAATCTTACGCAATTTGTTTGGTGGTGGTTTCTCTAAATCAACCATACTAACATCGTATAAAATATTATCCAAAGCATGCTCAGATACATTAAAAGTAATGAAATTATTAGATCTTGTACATATAAACTTTGCAAGCGTTTCAAACTGATCCTCACTCATAGAATGATTAAGATACCATAATACATACAAATGCCATTTTAATGACTTATATGTGTTAATACGGGCTTTAGAATTAAATAATGTATAGCATTCGCGAGTTCCATCTTCAAAGTAATAACCCCAATCATACTCTACTGAACACTTATCATTAACAGGATCTTGTCTATATAATATTCTTCGTTTGTTTAAGTATTCTATATTTCTTTCATCATGCATTATATTAAATTTAAAAGTGTGACATTAGCCTGCTACTATAATTAATTAGCAACCTATCGTCGCACTCTAATTATCATTTTAATTTATCTAATATCACCTTGAGTTGTTGTATTTTTGTTTTAGTTAGCTCTGCTTTTTCATAATCTTCTGTTGTTACATACTCTGATAATAATAGTTGTAAACCAACCATTTGTTGTAATACCATTTCGTATGTTAAATTATGTTGATATGTTTGATCATAAGCAAAATCATATTCTATTTGCTTACGCAATATCTTTTCTACAACTGTATCGGCTATTTTATTGATATCTTCTTGTGTTAGTCTTACGTTTAGTCTCATATATATTATCGATTATTGTTCGTGTTTGTTTTGTATTCAATTATAAATCCTATAGCAACAATTATATTCATTCCAAATGAAGCTATTATTTCGTGTATGTCTTCATATACATTAACAGTTAAATGTACATGCCCAACCATCCAAAATGGTATTGATAAGTTACTGGCTATCCATGTGATAGTAAATTTAATAAATTTCATTTGGATTCTCCTTTAATTCGCCAGCCATCTCAATTACATGCTGATCAATTGTTATTGGTTGCCAGCCACTAGCAATTAGCATACCTTTAAAAGCATCAAATATTTGTGTTAAATCTACATCAACATTAGAAAATTCTGTTGTAAATGTTTCCCATTGTTTTTCTATTCTTATTATCATAATTATTTAGTCTAAAAATATTTTTAAAGTTTCTCCTCCATCTTGTATAGATATTTCAACACCATTAAAATCACCAAGCTCTTGATATAATGTTAATAATCTGCCAATACGATGATCATTACTCGCATGATTGATTACTTCTATTCTGTTTATTTTTGTTTCGTCTATTTCTTTCATATTTTATTTGTTTTTTAAATGTTCTTTACAATCTTTTATTGTGTATATACCTTGAGGTGTATTATCTAATGGATAAACCCTTGTGTTTTCGTCTAAACTTTCTGCTAAACTATTCATCCAAAAACTTTCTCCTCCTCTGTAAAAAACATCATTAAAAAAATCTTCAGATATATACGGTTGTAAGCATCCGTTTTCATCAACTAATATATTTTCAGCTAATGGATATAATGGTATTCCAAATGTTGTACTCATATTATTTATCTTTTAAATGTGCTTTACCAATTTTGTAATATTTTTTGTAGCCATCAACAGCATCAGCCATTTTGTATTCGTCTGGCATACATTGAGGTGGATCGCAAAAATCTTCAGCATGTATTGCATGTGGTACTTTAGATAATACTTCACGACACTTAGCAATAGTTAAATGATGCTTCTTATAACGACGTGTATATTCAGAACCTAATGCTAACATATATTCGTAACACCATAAGTAATTAGCTCGTGATGATCGTACCCATATTGCTGATGGATGATTCATGTGTGTTTTCTTATATGGCACATCATCTGGATTACCGGATAAGTGATGAGCTGTACAAAGTAATTGTGCTGCTTCTAATACCATCTTTACCACATGTTTATTATGGTGTTGTTCTGCTGCTTTAACAGGATCTCTGTCTAAATAAAATATATTCATAATTATTCTTCTAAGTTAATTAA